CAGAGGCCACACCCTGTGCGCCAAGCTGACGCTGGGCCTTTGCACCTTCTTGTGCAATGTCCTGCATTGTCTGCTGAACAACCTGATTCTCATACGGATTGAAGAACTGTGCCGCACCCTGTGGTGTTGCGTACTGCTGTGCCGCCTGTAAGAACGGCTGATAACCACCGATGCCGGCTTGTGCTTGTGAAATAGCTTGCTGTTGTGCAGTTGACAGACCTGCAAGTTGCTGTGGGGCAAACGGTTGAGGAGTGCCCTGAAGAGCTTTTGCCTGCGCAAAGATGTCCTTCAGGAACTGTTCCTGAAACGGAGCAAGCCTTGCTACTTGTTCTACGGTTTGTGTCGCCATTATGCAGTCGCCTCTAACTCTGACATCATATCATATAAACGTGCTGCGCCGATATCTCTATCTCCGCCACCTGCGCCTCTTACGGCTTTAGCTGTCAGGACAAACTCGCCATCTGACAGTCTGGCAGGAACTGAGTCCGAGGTTCCTGTGCCCGGTCCATTTACTTCACCGCCTTGCATATATCCTGATGATCGTGCAACGGGACGATATGGGTCAGTGCGATAGTCGTAACCTGGATCTTGAAGCTCACGCATCTCATCTGCATAACGCTTCATATCTTCTGGGTCGTTTACATTATACCTTGTTCCAGACCTACCCACAAGCACACCCTCTGCTTCGCCCGGTCCTGTGTCGGGATAACGGAAACCACCTGTTTTTTCCTCTTCTTGCTCACCCAGTAAAGAACCAAGCCCCAATGCGGCACCGCCGCCCAACAGTGCCTTTTGTCCAAACGTCAAGTCAGAAAGTGTCTTTGCCGCTGTGCCACTTGAGCCAATACCAAACATAGGCTTTGATTCAACAACAGCCTTACCTAGTGCGGTGTCGTATCCTGTTACCATCTGTCGGCCCGGAACAAACTTTGAAAAACCTGTGGCACTCTTTGGCGCGGCAGTAAAGCCCATGCCCTGGGCTGCTGTGCCAATACCGTACCCCATTGCAGCGGAAACCAAAGCGTCCTGCACATCTCCTCCAGATGCCAGTGAGCCAATGCCGGATCCGATAGCCGCCCCTGCTGGACCGCCAATAGCAAACCCAACGGTGCCAGCTATAGTTGGCAGTGCTTTCTTAAAAGACTTAAACAAACCCATTACGTTACGACCTTTACAGTTCCGCTGTCGTTGTACAAGGACCCAGTTTCGAGGCCCGTGGCTGAAGTTGGTAGCTCCGTCAGCGTTATCTTCGTACCTCGAAGCTCCCCAGGATTACGCTCCTGTGCAATAAAAATCTCAAGCGCACGAACCAAATCAGCCATATATTGCTGGCTGTACTCAAACGGGGCTTCCGGAAGTCTTGGTGGTGCAATCTCGTTACTTGACATTACCGTCTTCCATCCTGCCTTATGTCTACACGCGGACTACCCAACTTCCATTTAGACCCTAGTGCATCTGATTCTACACGAACTGCGAAGGAACGTCCACGAACTCTTAGGTCTAGCTGTTCTGTAAACTCTTCTACCGGGGTCGCCTGTGTTCGAGTCGCGGTCCCCGCTTGTGTGTTGTTGAAGTTGGCACCGGGATTGTTACGAGCTTTGATAGTAAACGTAGCTTGCGGTGTACTCAGATTGGTAGACCCTTTAAACGTGAGGTCAGGGATTAACTTACGGATATATGCAAATCTGTCGCCATCACCAAGATCAATCGCGGCAGACTCAATATATGAATCCATGGCAGAGCCGTCGTCATCGTAGCCCAGTTCATGGTTGTAGATGTAGCTGCCGCCCACTGCGATAGGAAAGTTCCGTGTACCGCGGTCCAACCACGCCGTTCTTTCAAGCGTTCCGTAGTACCACAATTTATCTTGATAGTTGTACACAACATAACGGTCGTTGTCCGAAGCCGCAGAAGACGGGTAAAACCAGAACACCTCACCAAACTCAGAGTTTACACCAGAAACAACTTTAGCCTTTTGTTCTAGGTTAAAGTCTAAAAACACATGGTCTTTTACTGTACACGGGAGCTGTGCGGTTTGACCGGCGTAGACATAAAAGTTGTCAATACCCATCCAGAACACAAAATCTTCTGTGGCTACTGCCGCATTTGGACTCATAATGGTGATACCTGAAGCAAGCTGCTGCAAGCCAAAGGTGAAGGGTGGACCAATAAAACGCATTGAGTTTAGCGCAGTGTCGCTCCAGATTAGAATCTCACGCTTGGTTTCCACAGCCTGCATAAAAGTTGAGCCCGCACCAAGTCTCAAATCACCTGCGGTGTTTGTGCTGGTAGGATACCAATCTATAGGGTCTTCTTGAGAAGAGAACCGAATAAGAAGAGGGTCCTGTGTGCCGTTGCCCTGTGTAGCAGACGCGCTTGCTCCCAACCCGTCGCAACCAAAAGCAATAACGTGCCTGTCTTGGTCAGATACCAAAACCTGTTTGGCAATCTGTGGAACGGATGTTTTTGTGCCACTGATTGTGCTAAGTTCCACGGCTCTCGTAGAAGTTCCGTTAGATTTATCCCAGTAATAAATATTGGAATCTCTGGGGTTTAGCAAAAGATCTTCACCAAAATTATCGTGCGACCATAAACGAATTTGCGTGGTTGTTAGCAAACCGCCAGACGCGGCATCTCCCCACCCAAAGTAGTCATCATCCGGATCAGCGTTTCCTTCAATAAGTGTGACCACCGTGCCGTCCGCGTGTGATGCAGCAGAAGTTCCAGACTGACCTCTTTGCACAGTCAAGTCGTTTGTAGACACCGCAGTTACCTTGAGTATTTCAGTTCCAATCAAAATTAAGTCATTGGCTACAATACCTGTACCGCTGGTAACAGTAAGGGTGGTATCTGAGTTAGAAAAAGTGCCGCCCTCATTAATGGTTGTTTGTAACGCACCGGTGTTAACACCGCCAAACAAACCCGCTCCCCAACCTGTACCACCAACTGTAGTGTCTAGGCCGACGTTGATTTGATATGCACCAACAACAGATGACCCGCCGTTTCCGGTGTCTGAAGAATTAGCTGCTGCGGCAAGAGTAATTTCATATGTGTCTGCGTCAACAACACGAGTGATTTGATACTCTTTGTTAAGAATGGCGGCAGTGACAACACCGCCAAGACTTACCGCACCAGAGAACGTAACATAGTCATTTTGCTGTGCGCCATGAGAGGCGTCAGTTACAGTTACAGTTGTCGAGCCATCCGTCGCAGAAAACGTAACATCCCCAGCAGAGGTTGTGCTTCTCGTAGGGGTGACATCTGTAAGAATAGCACCCTCTTCAATATAATATTTGAAGTGAGTACCAATACCCAAAAAGTCAGAGCCATCAAGAGCAATCCAGTTATGTAGCGCACGAGCAGAGCCTTCATATACATTGTCTGTATATTTTTCCCAGCCACCTAACTTCTCTGGATAACCAAAGCGAAAGCGAATCTTATCGCAATCACGCCAGCCGCCTTCATTACTGTATGATGTGATTTCGCCGTTAATACCGGGTCTGAACTGTAACTTAGTTAAAGGCATTAGACGAACCCTGTCCTTGAATATTTACCTGTGTACCCTGTTAAGTCTATACCAGCAGTCACGGTGCCGTCAGCATCCTTTGTTACACCAGCCCCTGCAAAAGCAAAATAATCTGGTGAATATGGATTACCGCCGGGGTTAGCGGAATAGACAACTGTTCCTGATGTACTGCCTATTCCAGAGTACCCACCAATAAACTGAGTTTTTGGACCTCCGGCACCATTGCCGTTCATTACTCCTCTGGCGTTGTTTTCGGACTCACCACTAATAGATATGAGTGTATTCTCCGTAACGTAGCCAGAGAACGACAAAGAACTACCGTCACTTGTTATGTTGCCAGAGTTTGTAGATGCTCCCCACGACTTTGTCATGGTTGTTGGAGTGCCAGATATTTGCCATGTCGCATCAGAGCGGCCTCTTGAATTCTCTCTGTATGAGCAGTAAACAAAAAATGAATACCAGTTGCCGGGTCTTAGTGTGAGTATGTGCCAAGCACTACCAAGAATTTGCTCAGTAGCGGTCTCACCGCCAAAAGGCCCCCCAGCCATTCTAGTGTCATTGATTGTGGTTTCTGACACGCCGTATTCGGTCTGGCTGTTGGTGGAGTTTGTAGCCTGATAAGACCGGTATGTGCCACGCAAAATACGGTCATCGTCAGGTGCCTGTGATATAGTGCCTACCCTTGTCTGTGTGCCAGACCAAGTAGAAAAGCCGCTGGTGTCATTGCTTGTTGTAACCGTTAAGCCGTCAGCGGAGATATTGGTAACAGTAAACAATGTCCGCATCCAAGACCCTTGGTCATCTTCGGGGCCACGAAAGCCAATCCGAAACACATTGTTTGGTGCAGTTGTTGACAAAGTACCGTTTGTTCCTGTCCCCGCAGTCACATCAGATGAAAAGGTAAATACGCCGTTAGACGCCTTAGTGGCAGCAGTAATGCTGGGCAGCACACCTGTGTCGCTAGTGTTACGAGACGAGGCAAACACGTCCATGCTGTATGACCGCGCAACAGACGTAGCAGACGCATCACCATTAGTGTCGAGCGAACCGGCAGAAATGTTTCCTGAACCTTTTAAAACTAAAGTGTTTGAATTAGCATCCGCAAAAGTTACTGCGTCACTAGCGTTGTCAGTTTCGATAAAGTAACTACCGACATCAAACTCAAGGTTCTTGTGGTTTGAGTTGTCAGGAAAGTTTACATTTCCGCTGATGTTTGCACCAAGCGACCACCTCTGTATCGGCAGCTTGTACCTTGCACCCGCAGCAGTCTCCACATTACCTGATGCGGTAATCTCGTATTTGCCTACACCTTTAGCAACAAAAAACATGTCGGTGCCTCATCAAGTTACTGTTTCACTGAAGAACCAATAAGAAGCAGTGTTATCCCAAATACCACTGGCAATCTTTGCGTCACTGCCAAGACTTACACCCTGTGAGCCTGTTGACCATGACAGCGTCATTGTGCCGGTAGAGGTGATGTTGATTGTTTGACCGTCATAGGTGCCGTCACCAATAGTTAGAGTACCTGTGCCGGAGTGTTTTACATAGGTAGTAACTGCGGTTGAAGACATAGTTACTGAGGCCGTGCCAGACTTTGTCTGCACATCCATGTCAAGTTTTGCCTGAGTTACCGCATCGTCATTGATCTTTGCGGTTTCTACGGCACTCGCTGCAAGCTGCGCGGTGTCAACCTGACCTGTCCCAACAGACCCGGCAGGGGGCTGGATCTGTGCTACAGCAGCAGCGGCACCCGCACCATCTGCATAAATAATTGCTTGATCGCCATCAGCAACAGTTACATTACTGCCTGTGCCCTGAGAAAAGATAGCTGACTCGCCGGAGTTATTATAAACGAAGTACAGCTTGTTTTGATCATTTGGGCTGATAGTAATTGTGTTTGTGCCTGTGGGCGAACCGCCTAAAACCAAAACTTTGTATTGACCGTCAGACAGAGATCCGTCAGAGGTGGTTAAGGTGTGTGTTGTACCAGACAGTGTAATGGTGCCAACACCATTTAAACTGCGGTCAATGATATCAAAGTTTCTGTTTGTTGTTGTGCCCCAAGAACCCGCCTGTTCACCAGAACCGGGCTTTTCAATGCCAGTATTATTGGTATATGTACTTGCCATTATACTACCCTATTCGTCCAAGTTTCAGACGTTGAACCAGCGTTTACCTCTGTCCATGTATCGCCTGTATGCGTAATTGCGGTCCACGCCTCTGGCGTACCGCTTGCGTCAATCTTCACCCACAGTATATCACCTTCTGTGGTTTTAATAAATACGCTGCTCATTGTCTGAGACTGCTCAAACAATCTACCGCCCAACGCTTCAGTGATGTCAAATTGAGAGACAACCTCAAACTCACCGCTAAAGGTCAAACCACCCAGAATCTCTGTGGTATCGTCTGTGCCGCGGTATGTTTTGAAGTTCAGGTCGCTCTCGTTGAGACCGTAAGCAATCTTGATTGCGTCGGATGTCTGGGTAAAGTTACCGTCCATCGTAGCTTCTTGTGTGCGAATTCGTGTCTGTGTTGATGTCTGGGTAAAGTTGGCATCAAGCGTAGCATCACCAGAGGCTGTAAAGTTCGGGTCCGTTGTCTGAGTAAAGTTAGCGTCCATAGTGGCGATACCGCCAGGTAACCGCTCTGCATCAGATGTTTGTGTGAAATTGAACGATATATCAGAGCTAGTAAGCAAAAGACCTTTGGCTGCGGCAGTCTGCGTAAAGTTAGCGTCAACAGTTTGCGAAGTAGTGAAGGTCGCGTTGCCTGCGGATGTCTGTGTGAAGTTAGCGTCAAGCGTCTGCGAACCAGTAAGCACTAAGCCTTGGTTTGCAAATGTATCTTCTGAAAACGCCTGAACACCGAACATTAGCCTGCGATTTCTGTCAAAGTTATGGTAGACATTGGAATAGTATCGTACCCATTAGCGTTGTCTTGGTATGTGTGTGAGCGATTTACATACACATTATTTCCGCTGTAAGACCCAATTCGTATTTTATATGTGGTCGCAGAAGTTGTGCTTGGAGAATCTAAAAAAGAATTTCCCGCATACATTAGATGATATATGTCAGTAGAAGCGGTGTAATTAATTACCATTGCGTTACCTACGGGTCTATTTGTTCCTTCCGCTGTCGCGTTTCCAATTTCTGTTGAACCTCTGAGAATTCGTGTCCAAGCGTTATAACCCGCAGTCTGTCCAAGATAAATTGAGTATTGAACCAATATTTTAGAACTTGTGCTTGACGGAGTAATTGTTGCTTCTAAGCCGCAGTCAACTACAGTGTTAGCGGCGGGAGTTTTGGTTACCGTGGTGCCAAGCGTACCCTGTACGACCTGAAGAACGCTACCAGTGGGTAAGTTAGAACTAGCCACGGTCAGCTTAGAAGATGGAACGGCGGTATTTGTGCCGAGAAGATTGGCAAGATTACGAGCGTTACTCATGGCTTACTCCGGCTTTACAGGCCAGACAACAGTGTCCAGCGATTGATATGTGTCGGTGATGTCACGAAGTGCCTGACGATAATCTATCTGCGCTTGTGTCATTGTCAGGTCAGATGATGCCCACCAATCTGTTTCTGCAAGCCTGCGGTTCCGCTCTTC